AGTAACTATCCGCAGTAATAAACCTTACACGGAAGACAAATACGGCCGCTGGATCGCCGATATTTATCTTGCTGACGGCAGATGCGTAAACGACGTTTTGCTTGAAGAAAAGCTGGCGAAGATCTATCCAGACAAATTCTAAATTATGAGAAACGAAAAACTTGCTGAACAAATAGAAAACAATTTCACTTATCATCCCCCTAAAGATGGACAGCCGGAAATATACACAGAGTTGCGTGCCAAGGCCAAGGAGCTTGCGGTGATGATCAACAATGTCTGTCCTGACTCGCGAGAAAAATCGCTGGCAATCACGGAACTTGAAACTTCTGTCATGTGGGCAAATGCAGCGATAGCTCGGAACTAATAAATTTTTATACAGCTCTCATAGACCTATTTAAGGAGACAAAGATGAACATCACGAAATATTTGGCACAGATTGTCATGTTGATCTGCGTTTTAGCGTTTACGGCGTTCGCCGGTAATCGCGATACAAGCGCGGATCTCTACATTTCCTTCTCTGCCTCGCATGATCCCGTCTTGCAGCCAAACCTCCAACCGACGACCGTTCCAGAGCTTTCGGCCCTAGGACACGCGGTTATGGTGCTGACTGCAAATAAGACATGGGTGAAAGAAAGTGTCGGAATGACGCCGCTCAATGTTTTCAGGCGGCCGTTCTGCACGATCAAATCACTCGACGGATATGGCGACGTTCTGTTAAAACCCAAGATCACGCTTTTGATCGCAGGAAACAACGGAACCAAGCTAAACGCATTTACCGGACTAGGTCATGAGCACTACGCTCGTGCCGATGTTTAGCAGGTTCGATTCAACGATTCCAATAAGATCCCCGACATGCTTGCACGTCGGGGATCTTTTGCGTTTGAACAATAAAACGGGCATTCGCGGTAAAACTTTATTTACATGATCTTTGCTATATCACAATTCATCGCTTCGTTTTTCGGCCTGGACATTTCGAAGGTGCAGAAGGCTGTTTTGCTGGCTGTAATAATCCTTGGCCTAATTTTGTTTGTTGTGATCGTCACGTTCATTTTTCGTGTCTGCAGCCCGAAACCGGCGTCGATCGATCAGAAATCCATCAACAAGATCAACGCCGCCAACGAAACCGAACGTAAAGCAGAATTGCAAAAAGTGATCGAGAAAAACGCCGACGTTGTTAAGACGGTCGACGAGCGAAACACTATCTCCGAGATCAACGAAGTGGAACGCAACGCACAGATCCACGCGAAGATCGCCGAGGCCGACAAGAAGATCGCCGACGCAAAAGCAAACGGCCGCGACGTGACAGGGCCGGAGTTGGAATGTTTGCTTACCGGGAATTGTCCAAAGTAAATATGGAACCGCGAAAAGACGCAAATTACGAAGTAGAAATTACCAGTCCGGCCGGAATACATATTTCGCTGGAAGCGACGGATTACGACACCGCTCATTCTGCCGTCAAATCCCTTTTAGACAGCACAAAAGACGACAAATTAAGGGAAATGATCGATTCGTGTATGAGGTCGTTCGGCTTCATGGGAAGTAGTCATGGTGATTACGTCGTTCATATTTCCGCCAGCCTTCCACGGACAGACACTGGCGAAAAGCAGACCTGCGGACGTCGCATGACCGAAGTTGGCCCGTGGGACCATAAAGAAGATTTGGACACATGGGAACTTCGCGGCAAAGATAAGTGCTGCAGTTTTTGTGGCAGTCTTCACCCGGATCGCGTTCTTGAACTAGCGCGAGAACATGGCACCGGAATAATCGGCTTCACGGATAAAGGCTACAAATGGTATGTGACACAGCCGAATGTGCCGAACGCGGCCTTTGGCGGGATTAAATACTATCGTCAGCACGACACACAGGAATTTATTGACGAGCTGAATAAACTGATTAACGCAGAAAAAACGGCAAAGGCCGCCTAATGTTATGTTTACAAAATCCATTTTCTTCACCATATTATTCGCATTTGTTTACGCCGTAAGCATATCCGCTCAGACGGCCTGCCCGGACGTGATGCCCGCCGGAACAATTTGTATTTCGGTAGCCGCCGGCAACCAAGCCGCCGAGAATGCACGTGAGCTTGCTGCTACTAAAGCAAAGGCCGAAGCTCTCACCGAAGCTCTAACAGAAAAAGACAAGATCATCGCTGATGTTAAAGCGACGGCCAGTAAAAACGAGGCCGATCTTAAACAGGCTTTAACCACCACTTTAACGGAACTCGCGATGAAGACCGGCCAACTCACAGGCTGCGAAGCGAACTCTGTCCGGCAGCTTGCCGTTATCGACGTCCTGCTCAAAAATACGCGGCCTAAAAAGATAGGGCTTATAAATTTCTAATTTAGACATTTCACCGGGAGTTATGAGTATTCTTCTTCTATTCTTTTTCCAGGAAACACCGCCGATTGCAGACTGGACGTGGTCCGGTATAGCGGGCATGATCGCTGCCTGTGTGTCCGGTGTGATCTTGTTCGCGGCTTTTGTTAAAGCAGTAAAAGATATTCGAACGGACGGTTGGCAGCCGTTCAAGGAAAGATGGATCAATCCGTGGCGCACAAGACGACACGCCCGTGAGGAGTTGCTTAAAGAAGTTGCTGGTTTGAACAGTAAAGTCTCAGAAGTATTAAAAGAGATCAAACCTAACGGCGGCTCGAGTTTACGAGACAGGGTTGATTCCATCGGCGATCAAGTGGAGTCAACCGCCGCGTGGATCCATCACCAAAAGGAAACATCGGATCTGCCGATTTTTAAGCTGGACGAGGTAGGACGGCTGACGTTCGCCAATTGCGCCTTTCGTGAATTGGTGCAGGCGGAAGACGGCGATCTTACATACAGAAAATATCTGTCGCGCATTGAATTGGGTGATCGAACACGTTTCATGCAGGAGCTGGAGCAGTCGATCGAGAACTTAATGCCGCTGGATTCGACCGTGCATTTTAAGACGGAAGGGCCGCATTTTACTGCTGTACGAATGCAGGCATCGCCGGACGTCAGACATGGCGGCGTCCTGAAAGGTTTCTTCGGGACGGCGTGTAACGCAACTCCGGCTGATGTAAACGCAGCGATCCACGGGACGCAAGAACCTAATAGTATTTAAGTAATGCCGGAAGAAGAGCCACGCCATTGTCAGGAATGCAACCGTCCGCATTGGCGGCAGACTAGCAACACCTGCGACGAATGCATGGAGAAGATTCTAAAGGACAGCGAGGCGTTCGAAAATTGAGCGCCGGACATTTACCGGATAGACGTGCTATTCTTTTTGTGATGCCGATCTTGCGGCAGTGCGTCGGGAAATACAAGAATCGTTCCCGGCCTGGTTAGGCGATAAACCAAATGAAAGTATCGCCAAGCAATTATATGTTTAATAACACGTCGGCATCAGCAACGATAACAACCGCCTCGGCGGGTTGTGGCTGATGTGCGTTTTGCTTGCGAAACAGTCGCTCGGCCTCAACTTGAAAAAGTTGGGGCCTTTTGATTTTTGGAAGGTTAGCTAAATGGTAAAGCACCTCGCTCGAAACGAGACTTGCCGGTGAAAGCCGGTTTGTGGGTTCGAATCCTACACCTTCCGCCAATTTGGGGATGTGGCTCAATGGCACAGCACCTGCCCTGCAAGCAGGCATTTGCGAGTTCGAATCTCGCCATCTCCACCAAGCCGGTGTAGCTCAATAGGTAGAGCACCTGTCCTGTAAATAGGTTGTTGCAGGTTCGATTCCTGTCACCGGCTCCAAATTCAGCCTTGTAGCTCAACGGTAGAGCAGCGGTCTCATAAACCGCTGGTTTCGGGTTCGAATCCCGACGAGGCTACCAACATTTATGAGCTTGCTTGGGCTACAATCTGGAATCATAAAGTTATGAATAAGAAATTCTACATGTAACAAACACCTATGACCCAGATAACTGGTCAACAGGTGCTTAAAACGCAGCTTATGAAATGCACATACACATCCGAGATTACGTTTACAACGCCACCGCTGTGGCTTCTTGTACTTATTGTGATTGCGACGGCATTCGCGGATATTGCGGTGACGAGTATTTTGAATAGCGAATTCAGCATAGTGGCGTGGTTATTGGGCATTCTCGTCGGAACTATCGTTTATATGTTCATGACACGGACGGTTCATCCGGATCAAGCATGCACGTCGGACAACGAGCAGTTCCAGTCCAACTAAATTCCCGTAAAACAGCTTCCGAAATATCTAAAAAAGCCGTGTTTTAGCTAATAAAACGTGGCTTTTTGTGCTATAATTGCTATATAAAAACGGATCGCATTGGTGCTTCTAACACCGCCGCGATCCTGACCGAACATCAAACTGTATAAGAGTTCAATGATGGCCACTCAAATCTTACCAAAACTATTCGTTATTCCCGATCACGGCACCGTTTGCGGCGTTTACGTCATTGTAAATTCTATCAACGAGACGGTGTATGTAGGCAGCGCGGTTAATGTCCGTCTCAGACGGAATTTGCATTTAAGCGATCTCCGCCGAAACAAGCATCACTGTCCATCCTTACAAAACTTCTTCAATAAATACGGTGAGGATTCTCTGACGTTTTACGTAGCAGCTTTTCTAATCGCGCCGACTCGCGAGGAATTTGTTGCAGCCGAACAAAAGTATTTAGATATCTATCCCTCAAAGTTCAACGTCTTACAGTTCGCCCGGTCTTCAGTCGGACGTAAGCATTCGCCTGAGTCTAAAGAAAAAATGAGCAGGGCAAGAAAAGCCCTAAATATTCAACATTCCGAAGAATACAAAAAGCAGATGTCAAAGCGGCTATCTGGTGAGCAAAATCCCAATTTCGGCAAGAAAGGGTTCTTGCATCATAACTATGGCAGGAAACATAAACCCGAAACACTGGAATTGATGAAACGGAACCAAGTTCATCGTTTCGGCTCTTTGCATCCAAACTTCGGAAAAAGGCAGAGCGAGGCGACCACCCAAAAGGCCAACCAGACCAAACGGTTAAACCAGATTAAGAAGCACGGATGGCTGTACGTTACCGACAGTAACGGCGAAACCAAGAAATTTGGAACTTATACAGAATGCGGAGCCGCATTAAACTCCGATCCAAGCGGTATTCGAAAGGCGGTTGCTGAAGGAAGGCCGTTTAAGGGTTTTGCGATCACGCGCGAGACGGCCTCAATTTCGCCTTCACAATAACTTTCTCTTACTCGCTAAGATTATCGAACTGCAACCGTGTACAATTACAAAATCATTCATGGTGACTGTTTAGAGGTGTTACAAAGTTTCGCGTCCGCGAGCGTGGATTCTTGCGTGTGCGATCCGCCCTACCATCTTACGCAAGTCTCACGGAAGGGCAGTGCCCGCCAAAATAATCCAGAAACACCTCACGGCAGAACAAAGCTCGGCAGCACGGGTTTTATGGGTAAAACTTGGGACGGCGGCGATATTGCGTTTCGGGTTAATTTATGGAATGAGGTATATCGCGTCTTAAAGCCCGGAGCATATCTACTTGCGTTCGGCGGCACAAGAACATATCACCGGATGGCCTGTGCGATCGAAGACGCGGGTTTCGAGATACGCGATCAAATTCAATGGATCTACGGCAGCGGCTTTCCAAAATCCAAGAATATAGGCAACGGTCAAGGAACGGCACTCAAGCCCGCGAATGAACCTATCTGTATGGCTCGAAAACCGCTCGAAAAAGGCCTGACCGTTGAGCAGAACGTGGCGAAGTGGGGAACAGGCGCGATCAATATTGACGCTTGCCGTGTTGAGGTTGCAAACGATGACCGACTTCAACTAGGCGGCACTTACGGACCAGATCGCAAGAACGGCTCGGGCATGTTCATCAAGGATGGCAAGGGAACTTATGGACGTGAAGGTGAAGCGTCCGCAGACAAGAGGTACAACGAAAACGGCGGCACGAATTTCGCACTAAAGCCTGGAACTCGCGGCGGTGACACGAAAGGCCGCTGGCCTGCAAATGTTATGCACGATGGCAGTGACGAAGTTGTTGCTTGCTTTCCTAATCAAACGAGCGGTGCAAACCCAACGCGCCGAGGCTCGCCTAAATTTCGCAATACCTACGGCACATTCGACGGTCAGGAAGTATGTGAACCATCTCGCGGTGCCGAAGCAGGCTCGGCGTCACGCTTCTTTTACTCGCCAAAGGCGAGTAAGTACGACCGTGAAGCGGGCTTGCCCGAAGCGGGCCGCGATAGCAGTCGAAATGCCGATCAACCGTCAATGAATGGCGGCGACGGCAACCCGTACAATCGCGGCGTGACGACAGTGAGAAATCACCATCCGACCGTAAAACCGACCGAGTTGATGCAATATCTCGTTCGACTGGTTACGCCGCCGAACGGCTTGATACTCGATCCGTTTCTTGGTTCCGGCTCGACCGCAAAAGCGGCCTTGATTGAGAGCTTCAATATTATCGGAATTGAAATTGATCCTGAATATGTTGCCATCGCCGAAGCTAGATGCCGCACATTACAGGTAAAACTCTTCTGACTTCCCTGCCGCAGCGAGTTCCTTTCCCTTCTTAAATAGAGCTCTCCGCACAATTAGCCGCAAAACGCCATTAGAATCAGTCCTTACCTATGGCAACCAAGGGCAAAGATGGCGATCCGCAGATTCCTGCAGCGGAAAACATACCACCGCCGAAAAAACCTCGTAAAGGCAAATCTGCGCCGATCATACCTGATACCCCGGATCTTGAAACTGCTATCGCGGAAGCGACGAGAACATGGTGGATGAGTATTTAACTGAGACCGTGCAGAACTATCCCGAACATATAGAGCCGATCCGGGAGTATATTGAACCTATCGCGGCTTAATTGAATTTATGAATCCGATAGAACAGACGACACTTCGCGTGTCTGAGATTTTTTTCTCTCTTCAGGGCGAGGGCAGCCGGGCAGGAACAGCCAACGTCTTTATCCGCCTTCAGGGCTGCAAAACCAAAGACGCCTGCTTTGCTTCCGGCGTCCGTTGTGACACGGAATTTGAGAGCGGCCGTGAAATGACATTGACCGAGATCGCTCAATGGATAACGACCAATGCTCCGACAGCTCTCAGCATTATTTGGACAGGCGGTGAACCTGCACAGCAACTAAACGAAAGCATCGTGGAATACTTCAAATGGGATTCAGACGATCTGCCGGATATGTTTCAAGCTATAGAGACCAGCGGTTTATTCCCTGTTCCAGCAAACTTAAATCATGTATGCGTTTCGCCTAAGGTTGCCGAGCATGTGATCAAGAAGAACTTCCCTAAGGGCGTTGATGAGCTTCGTTATGTGCGCCATGCCGGGCAGGATATTCCTCAGCCGTCGATCGCAGCCAAGAACTATTTTATTTCTCCGCATTCTGACGGCGATCAACTGAACGCGGATAATCTCCGCCATTGTGTTGAGCTTGTAAAACAAAACCCAAAATGGAAACTTTCGCTACAGATGCACAAAATTTGGCAGGTTCTGTAAAGAACATCATTGCCCATTTCGATAAGGACGCTGACCGCGAAGGCCTGCGCGACACGCCCGCGCGGTATATCAAGTTTCTTGGCGAATTCCTTAATCCCCCAGACTTCAAATTCACAACGTTTGACGCGGAAGGTTACGACGAGATGATCGTTCAAACCAATATCCCGTTTTACAGCTTGTGTGAACATCACCTCGCGCCTTTCTTTGGTACCGGTGCGATCGCGTACATCCCGAAGGACAGAATCGTCGGACTTTCAAAGCTAGCCCGCGTGTTGGACAAATTCTCCCGTCGCTTCCAGAACCAAGAGCGCGTCACAAAGCAGATCGCCGATTATCTTATGGAAGAACTGCAACCGCAAGGCGTCGGCGTCGTGCTGAAAGCGACACATTTATGTATGACAATGCGAGGTGTCGAAAAGCATGATACATGGACGATGACCAGCCAGTTACACGGCAAATTTCTGGAAAACCAAGCCTGTCGCACCGAGTTTTTATCTTTAATCAAATAATGGTATGGAGCCTTGGCGTCCGCAGGCATAATCTACGGCGAGCGGTTGAACGTTTCGGCGACTTCAACAATCAATTCCCGAAAGAATCGATACCATTATAGCCAATCTCGCACAATTAGTCCCACATCCCCATTAAAATCAGTCCTTACCTATGGCAATCAAGGGCAAAAAGGCCGATTCGCAGCAGACTCCTGCAGCGGAGAATACGCCGCCGCCAAACAAATCCCGCAAAAGTAAATCTGCACCGGTCATCCCTGATACGCCGGATATCGAAACCGCCATAGCTGAAACCGGCCCATCATCACAGGCCGCAGGTAAACGTAAGAGCCGACAGAAATTGTCAAACAAACGGCTGGATCGCGGACGGTCAAAAGGAAACGCCGGCGAGAACGGCCGCCATAAACAGGCAAAGCGTCCGAATAAATCTGAAGCTGCCATCATTGCCGAACGCCGTGCATTAGTTTGGGGATTAACAAAAGCAAAAAAAAGCGTTCGGCAAATATCAAAGTATCTAAAAACTAAAGGTTTTCGGGCCTCGCTCGGCACTATCCAAGACGATCGCGACTGGTTGTTTGAGAACGCGAAGAAAGAACTGCTGGTAGATGTTAGTGAAGAGCTGCTATTGGCTCTCGGTGTACTCGACGATCTTCAAGGCACAATGTACACCAAAGCGATCCGCGACGAAGACAAAGATGCCAGCGCGGAGGTGCGGTCGATAATGAAGGAACGCGATCGCCTTATTAACTATTCCAAAGCACAGCAAGCGGATCTGGAGATGAAAAACAAGCTGATAGAGTTTCTTGGTTTTGATCCGGAGGAATCATCCGATGCCGACAGCGACGGCCAATAGGAAGTTGACGCCGGAGCAACGCCTGAAACTCGGAGCTAAACTCGCCGCCATGCCGCCCGGGCCCGCGAAGGAACAGGCGGTCAAACTAGCTCATTATCTCTACGGCCCAGCTCCAAAGATCCAAGCTACCTTGAATCGTAAACGGTTCGATCCGTATAAATACAAGCCCGAAGATTATCTAACGAAGTTTCTGCAATGGGAGCCTTGGAACGGTTTGGACGAATCGCGACCGGGGCAACTGCAGATCTTTGAGGCGATCGTTCATGTCATTCGCCAACAGATCGAGAAGCGCGATTTTGAGAACGGCCGGATAAAGGAAGAAGATCTGCAGTTCTGGTCAGTTGGCGAAACGATCAAGAACTGGATCCGCGTAGAATCCGGCAACGGTATCGGGAAAACAAAGCTCCTGTCCGGCTTTGTTAACTGGTATCTGGATTGTTTCAATTCCATCATCTACACGTTTCACACCTCGGCAAAGCAGGATCAGCTTACGACTTGGAAGGAGATCAATAAAGATCGTCGAGGTAAAGGCTTACCCGGCAGGCCGCTTGATACAAAGATCGATCTGGACGAGGAAGACCGATTCGCAGTCAGTCGAACGACGTCCGACGCGCTCGGTAAGGGCGAAGAAAAAGTAAAAGGACAGCACCATGAGTTTCTCGGCTTTGTTGTCGACGAGGCGGACGGCGTTGCGGACTATGTTTTTGACGGCATCGAGACAATGGAATCAGGCGGTATTTCCGTTGTGTTGATGACAGCCAATCCGCGTTCACGTTCGTCAAGGTTCCATCGGCTCAAACGCAATTCTTACGTTCAAACCTTTCGCATTTCGTCGCTTTATCATCCGAATGTTGTTCAAGGAAAAGACGTGATTCCCGGCGCTGTCCGGCGCGATTTCGTCGAAAAGCAGATCGAGAAAAAATGTCAGGTTGTCGACAAGCCCGACGAGGAGAAGTTCACATTCACGCTTCCCTACGACATTCATGTTGCCGGAAAGCTGCTTCCCGCCGGCACGATCTTTCAACCGGAACCTGAATTCATGTGGACGGTTCTTGGCATCGCTCCGCCGACATCGCTGGATAAGACGGTGATCAGTGTCGGAGTTTACGAAAAAGCGTGCAAGCGTGTTCCTGAGGGCGGCGATCCGGAGACGGCTTGGGTTGGCGTTGACTGTGCCCGAGACGGCAAGGATAACGGTACGGTTTATATTTACTGGCAGGACGCTGTCTGGAGATCTTGCGAGCTTTCCCAGCAGGACACTAATTCGTATGTGGATGTCATTAAAACGGAATGCCTGAAACTAAAAGAGAAAGGTGTAAAGATCCTGCATATTCGTGTGGACGCCGGTTACGGTTCCGGCGTTATTGATGCACTGCGTATTGAAGCGGAACTGAAGGAAGCCTTTGAGGAATTTATAGTTTTTGAGGTCCATTTCGGCAGTAAAGCGTCCAACAAAGACTATGACAACATCGTCACGGAAATGTATTACGAAGCGGCTGAAACGCTGAAAGGGATATCCATTCTCGCGCCGCCGGATGCTTTGGAGATCGATCTCACGGAACGTGAATACAAGTTTATAAACCGACAAGGCAAAACACGCAAGATCCTGGAGCCCAAAGAAGATTTCAAAAAGCGGGTAAAGCGTTCACCGGACGACGGCGATGGGTTGGTGTTGGCGATCGCACCGGATTATTGCTTCAAACAGGTTACTATTCAGGTTGTCAGCGGCCCCAGTTCTGCCGCTCCAGCGATCAACCAAACGCCTATGGTGGATGAGTTGGCAAAACGGCTGAACTTAGGCAAAGTTGTACGCGGCGAGAGAGTTGTAATAATTGGCTGGCCAAAGACAGGTAAAACAACTCTGGCCGCCAATATGGGCGGTGGCCGTTCTACCGACGAAACAATGCATATGGACTGGAGCGATGCCAGCGCCGAGGTGTCAACGTGGTTTGATAAACCGGGGCCGTGGATCATTGAAGGCGTGGCCGTTGCCAGAGCTTTGAGAAAATGGCGCGAGCGTCATCCCAATAAACCGCCGCCAATCGACAAGCTGATAAGACTGCGCCGTCCGCATCAGGAGCTGGATGTCGGCCAAGTTAGCATGGGAAAAGGGATTGATAAGGTGCTTGAGGAAATAATGCCTTGGCTTTATGGCAATGTCACGATCGAGGAGAAGTGAAATCTATGAGTGAAGAAAACCAAGAGCAAGTTGAGATCTCTTTTGGCGTCGTTGGAACGGGCAGTTCACAATGTCTGGTCCGGTTTGCGAATGGTGTCCGGGAAATTCCCGCATGGGTTATTGCGGAAAGTGGAGGGCCTGCGGAACTGGAAAGGATCGCCGATAGCCTGGAAGCTGTAACGTTCGAGGAATTTATGGCCGGCGTTCACGAGGTGATGACAAGTCGTAAGCTCAATAATATGCAACAAGCTTTTGTTGCCAGCCACTTCGCTCCTAAGTTCTTTTGAGGCCTACACATTAAAACCCGAATTTCGTCCAAAATAGTTCTCGCTTCGACCCATGCGGCAATTATATGGCGAAATCCTTCCTGCAGAGCGTTCTCGAAACCATACTCGGGAACTCTACCCAGCTAAATCTGAGCGGAAATGAAGCATCGCCTCATGCCGTTTTGTCTCATGACCTGACTTTGCTTGGGAAGCTCGAGCCTGCATCAACCATAACCGCTCTTGCTGTAGTTGAAGAACCGGCAATCAAAAAGGACCTTTCGAAAGAAGTGGACAAGTCCGGCAGCGGGATTTCCGTTATCGATCTCGGCGGCACCGGAGCGTATTCTAATTTGCTTCGCAAGCAAAATATTCAGCTTTATCGCAACTACGCGAAATATTCCACATGGGTTAGGGCCGCGATCGATTATCACCGGCGCATGCTCGGCCGGGCGGCCTACGAGTTAACTCCGATCGACACTACCGCCAAACCATCACGCCGCGACAAACAGGTCAAAGCCGAGATCGAAAAGTTGTGGCGGCAGGCCAACGAAGCGGAAGAATCCTACGGAATGCTCAAAGAGCAAATGATCGAGGATTATCTTGTCGTCGGCCACGGCTGCTTAGAGCTTGATCTAAATCGTGACCTGACCGTGCGTGGAATGCATATTCTGGACGCTGCCCGCGTCGGCTTTGTTAAAGGCTGGGACGGCACAGATCGCACAGTGCCGCGCTTCTGCCTTTTCAAGGACAGTTCCGGCTCTACAGTAGAACGTCGTCTCGCTCACGAGCAGATGTTTTGTCTGGTCAACCGGCCGCTTAGCGATACAAAGCTCGGATTTTCACACGTTGAGGCTTTGAACCGTACGATCTTGGCATTGCTTTCCGGAGACGAATTCCTGATCAAGCAGCTTATCCAGCCGATCCCCGATTCCCTGCTCAATCTGGGCGAGGGCGTTAATAAACAACAGGTCGACGAATTCAAATATCAGATCCAGCAAGTACGCGACAAGTTGGCGATCATCGGCGGTTCGAAGACCGCACAGGTTCTTCGCCTTTCCGGTACCGCCGAGGAAATGAAGATCCTTGACGGACAGGAATGGTACGTCCGGCAGGTTGCCGCCATCTTTGGAATATCCACCGCCAAATTAAAGCTCGCCGTCGATACATCAAGGGCAAATACCGAGTCGATGTACGAAGACGATCTGGAGATGATCACCGGCGAGCTTACCAGGATCGAAGAACTGGAAACGTCCACATTCGTCAACCGCTATTCCTACCAAGGCGAGATCAATCTGGAATTCACCTATCCGATCATGCAGCGGAAAGATGAACAGCAGCAGGCCACTATCGCAAAAACGCAAACAGGGCAGGCATGGGCTGGCATCAACGAAGCTCGCTTGCGGACAGGTGAGAAACCTCTGGATGTAAATCAGTTCCCGTATGCCGATGAACCGATCATCAATATGGGAAAAGGATCGCCTCCGCTTCCATTCTCCGTTTGGGTTAAGACCGTTCAGGAGTTTGAAAAAAATATCGGCAAGAAAAAACCCGCGTCGTCTCCTGATCCCGAACCGGAAGAAACAGACGTTGATGAAACGGAAGCGACGGACGACGACTCGCCACAATAAAAAAATTAAATCTCTAACATTTCAATGTGTGCGAAATCACGCGAACTAATGGACGGAAAGCAAACAAAAAATACCACGGCAAATGAGAACCGGCAGGAGATCAAAGAATTGGTCAAATCCGGTAAGGCGTTTACGTTTGTCGGCAGCGCTATTTCCAAGGCTTACAAAGACGAAAAGAGCGGCGAATATTACGTCGAGGCCGTTTCCAGTTCCGATCAGGAAGATCTTGTCGGCGACATGTTCACGTCAAAGGCTTTAGGAATAATGAAAAACGGTTTTATCGGCAAGACCGCTTTTATGAATCACCGCACGAACGTTCCAGATGACGTGTTCGGTTCGATCGTTGCTACGGACCTTCGAAAAGAAGGCGGCATGCAGCTCTTTGTTTTGAAGTTCATTGTGGAGCAGGAAAACGAACCGGCCATGAAAACATGGCGCATGCTTAACGCCGGCCGCGTACAGCTTGGCACCTCTGTTACGGTGCTTGTAAATTCCGCTCAACCGAATCCTAACCGCAAAGGCGGCATTATTATCGACGACATCGAGCCTATCGAAGTTTCTATCGTCGGTGTTCCTTGTAATCGCGAGTCGAAAACCATGACCGCGACAGCGACCAAAGCATTGGAGCTTTCAAATCTTTCCATCGAGGCAGAAGAAATACCTATGAAAACGGAACTTGAAAAATCGGCAGAAGAAGCAGCGGCAGCAGCCGCGACGGAAGCAGCACCAATCGAAGCCGCACCTGAAGTGCCAGTCGAGGAAGTTCCTGTTGAGGAAGCTCCTGTCGAAACAGTCGAAGAGACTGTTGCCGAAGAAAACCCTGCCACTGAGGAAAAAGCACTTATGCCTCGCACGACGGTCGCGATGGAGCGTTACAAAGCGATGGTTCAGGAAGTGAAGGAATCTAAGGTTGCTAAGTCGAAAGCGGAAATGCCGAAGGTCGAGGCGAAAGGAATGTTTGCCGATCGCGTGGAGCATCCGTCGTTCTGGGATCTATTCGACATTCTTTGCGATTGCTATTGGACGCTTCTCGGTCAGGTCTGGAATTTGCAGTACGCCGGCGAGACGGATTACAGCGACATCGAAGCTGCTTGGGCAGAATGCCTTGCCGAGTTTCAGGCGGCCAACATCGACAGCTTTAATTTCTGGAAGATCCCGAGCGGTGATGATACATCGAAGAGCATCAGTTTAAGCCTTGATGAAGCTGCGACTATCGAAGCGACTGCTCAAAAGATCGCAGGCCTTATCGAGACAGCCGAAGACGAAAATGCGGCCGCTGAATTCAAACAGATCGGCAAATCTCTGTTCGATATCGCCGTTAAGAGCGGTATTCCGATGCCGGAGATCAAAACGGACGTTGAGTTTGACGTCACAAAAACCAAAGAGTTTACAGATATGGCAACCCGGGCGGAAACGGCCGAAGCCAAAGCGAAAGAGTTGGAAGCAACCCTTGGGGAAGCCCAGGAAGATCTTGAAGTCACGAAAGCTGGATTAAAAGCCGCCGTGGAAGCTACAAACGCAGCATTGCGTCAGCCACTCCATTTATCAGCCGGTAACAACTAGCGACCTCGTTGAAAATTCAAGTTTTTGAATACAGAAACTAAATAATTTTTGAGGAGCTAATAAAAACCATCATGGATAAGGAAACCCGGGAGTTGCTTGACTCCCTAAATAATAATATCGGACGCATGGCTGACGGCAATGCTGTCAAATCTGCTGCCGCGATTCCGGCCGCAGTCGGACTTGACGGACAGCCGCTGATCGTCGAAAAAGGAATCACAGACCGCGACCAGCAGGAAGCGTTCGTCGACCCGCTGCGTAAGACATTCGAAGGTATGGCGAAGGCAATGCCGTCGGATTTTGCCGCTCTCGGAGCGACAAAGACGCTCGACAATCCTTACGGATATCTGCGTGCTAAGAATGCGGACGGCACTTATGTTGTCTCGAACGCACAGCTTGAGCAGATCCTGCTTGGCGCCAAGGAGTTCAACGACGGCGATGGCACACACGCATCGAAAGTCGCCAATGGCGCGATGACGATGAAGGAGTGGATGGAAGGTTCCGGTAAAGCGGACGCCATGCACAACAACCTTTATAACGAGGTTGAAAAAGGCGCATTCGGGCAGCAAAACGCTTTAATGAAGGCGGCGTTGGATTCGTCCGGCGGCGCGGCTTTGATCCGAACGGACCTTGAGCCGATGCTTCACGAGATCTTCCTTCGCGTGTTCCCCGGCCTTGAAGCCATTCCCAAGATCCCGTCAAACGGATTGCTTCATTCGTTCGTGCAGCAGACCGCTCCCGGTACCGCAGCGTTCGTTAGTGAAGTTGGTTCACTGTCCGCGACGGAATCGACCGGCACTTACGGAGTAGCGACGTCGACCAATATTGCGGTGATGGCCAGCCAGCGCACCGTGGGGTTGAAGATGCAGTATGCGTCGCGTCAGTCGGGCATGAACTTCAATCTTGGCGGCAGCCAGAACACAGAGGTCACGTCAGCCTTGCGTGCGATCGCGAAGCTCGCCCAGACCGCCATCTTCCAGGGCAACCAGAATTCCGGTGCTTCCGGTGGAACGTTGGATGACGAGGTTGGTCTGTACAATGCCAACAGCTTAACGGGCCTGCGTCAGCAGTTGACCAGCGGTTCGTATTCCATCACAAAAACTGGCGGCGATACATACATCGGTATTCTTCGCCGTGCGGTCGGGCAGTTGCTCAACGCCGGTGCCGATCTCGCCAGCGTGATCATGTTCCTGTCCGTCGGTGCGCAGAACGCGATCGACTCCGAGCTTGAGCAGTTTTATACCGTTCCCAAGGGCACGGAAACCGGACAGCCGCATACCACCAACTTCGGTGCAGCCGGTCTTCGAATGCTGCAGAACATCATCGCCAATTCCAAGATCGTTCCCGCCGGTGCTCAGGCTGACGGTATCGGTTATTACACGCTGTCCAGCGTTGTCAAGGAAGATATTTACGTCATGGATCCGGAAGGCATCAAGATCCCGTATCTTGGCAGCCCGACTCCGGTTGTTTTGGAACTGCCTTTGGGCTCCAACAACATCCTTGGCAATATCTTCATCCCGTTCTGGATGGCGGGTCTTGCTGTGTACGCTCCGGCGTTCAACCGCAAGGTTCGTATCGACAGGCAGGTCGTTTAGTAACGTCGCCGGTATGACCGGTTGATCTAAAAGGCGGCTTCGTTATCGGAGCCGCCTATCCTGAAAAACTTAGGAGAAGGAAGAATCATGAAATTTCAAAACGAAGGCGGCGAGTTTTATAAAGAACAGATTCCGCTGACGACAATCCCAACTGCTGCCGGTAATACCGACGCTATTATTGCGGCCTATTTTGAAGGTAAGTTGGTCGATGCAACGATCAGTTTCACTGACGCTTTAGCACAGCACGGTTCTAATTACGCGACGTTCGCGATCGATAATTTGAGCAACGGCGCCGCCAACATGCTCGCCGCGACCGACGCCAATACAACCAAGACATCCACGGGTTCTGCGTTGACGGCTCATGGAAAACGCAACCTCACACTGCACGGAACAGCGGCCAATCACGCCGTTAACAAAAACGACCGTCTCCGCGTCCGTGTTACAGGAACAGGCACATTGGCAAACACGCTCACACAGGGAGTTGTTACGCTTACCTTTCAGCGAACAGCAAGGTAAGAATATATCTTTTGGACGGAGGCTGGCGAAAACAGCCTCCGAAAATATTTTTAATTTAGGGAGAAAAATTCATGCCTCCGTCAAAAAAAGCTGCTAAAGAAGCAGAAGTCGAAGAAACAAACGCACCCGTCGCAGAGACGCTGGCCGACGCCGCTGCTGAAGAAATAGCGCCCGAGGGAACGGCCACAGAAGACACCACCTCTCCTGATGCTGCAGTCGAGGAAGCTGCTGCTGTTGAGGATGTTCCGGCGCAGGAAGATCCTGCCATTGAACAACCTGCGCCGGAAGCGGCCGCAGAAGTCGAAGAGGCCCAAGCCGAAGTTGCAACGGAAGGAATGGCACCTCAGGAGTTTCTTGCTCAAAAAGGCATTTTTCAAGACGTGGACGAGTTGATCAACAAGATCAAAGCGATGCCGGACGGACAGGAGAAAGAGGAAGCGATCGCCTTGTTTGAAAAGGCAGTCGGACAGGCCCCAACCGCTCCTGAGCCAATCATAAAATCCGGCGGGCGTTTGGTTCGCGTCCGCAAATTCTTCGGATCGTTCCATGACTCCGTTTTCGAGGAAGATCAAACCAAAGAATGGGGCGAAGCTCGCAATGTCAGCGATGCAACGCTCGATATGCTGCGTTCGGAGTTTCCGGGTGCGGAGATCGAAATTACTGAATAATGTCCTTTGGAGTTGCATATCTCGGCGCCGAAGACTTCCGTACATCCGCGAAGCTCTTTGGCGTCGAAATGTCTTTTGTGGGCAATTATCCGAATGATGCTCCGGGTAATGTCGCACTTGAGCTTGTTCTGCAAGCAGCTTCACGAGCGATAGACGCCTATTGCGGAAGAGTGTTCACACCGGCCGATATAACCGAAAATCACGATCTTGATACAAACACTTGGCAGTTTCCTGTAAATAACAGCCCCGTTTCGTCCATTACGTCATGCGTTATCAGATACGCGGTTGACGGCTCGATAACGATCACTCCGGCCGATGTTTTCATCAACAATCAGAAAGGATATTGCGAGATCACTGGGGCGGTCAGTTCGCTTGATGTGATCGTTGCTCAGCTCGGGAGCGCGTTAAGCAGCGCTCAGGTTGAAGTGGTTTACAAATCTCTTCAATCCGTTCCGGATGCCGTCAAACTAGCAACGGGTTACCAAGCCGGTCATGTGATCAACTCAAGTTATGTGGATGCCAACATTCCGCCCAATTTCGGCAAATTGAATATCAAAGGAATGGACCTTAACAACCGGAAAGGATTTAAGACAGCGGACGAGCAAAAGGCAGCAAGCTTTTCACCGGACGCTGAACGGCTGCTCCAACCGTTTAAGAAGTTCGTAGCCGCATAATTTCCATCGAGGAATACATATATGTCTGAACAAAGCTTAAAAATAATGAAGGATGCCGGAGCAGGTGAATATGAAACCGTCGCGGCTTCAGCGACTGCCCAAGTGCTTGGTTCCACCGGTGCCATTGGCGATTATATTGCAGGCATTCTTGTTATCCCTGCGACGACAAGTCCCGGAGCGGTCACTCTTCTGGACAACAACACATCGATCCCTGTTTTCGTCGGCGGAGCTTCCAGCGTCGGCAGTCTTATCCCCTTCTTTATTCCACTTGGAATTAAGAGCGTAAGCGGAGCATTCAAGATCACGACCGGCACGAATGTCAGTGTGATGGCCGTCGGCAACTTTACCTAAATATGTTTCGACTCGGCTTCATGGGTGCGCCTTATCTAAACGGAAATCGTGCCGCACTCGCCGAGGCAGCGGTTGAAGGGCCGCCATATCCAAACGTTGTCGTTTCCGGGGCCGGTTCGCCGGAGTTGGACGGTGAATATTCGTACCGCGGCGAATACGGCGATTTTCATTTCTACAACCTGATCGAGCAACCGGACGATCCGACCATTTTCGCAGTCGTTAACGGCGGATCTGAATGGTATGTAACGGACGGTAATGGCTCTGTATTTTACAAGGCGTTATCCGTGACGGAATTTCCATACGATCCGTCAAATATTTGGGCAGTGAGAAACGGCGAAGCCCCCGCTCCGACAGTTACTTCCGCATAGACAAAAACCGAAACACCTCCCGTCCGGGATCTTCCCCACAATTAAATTTCCGAACTTGATAACGTCATTTCTGCGGTTGCGAGAAAGCCAAAATGTCGTTGATCGAAGAAATAGGAGCAAGGACAAATACCGCAGTAACGGGAATGCAAAAGTATTTCGTTAACTCCGAACGAATACTAAATTTTGGCAGTAATGCAGCCCTGAAGATCTTTGAAAGTGTAGATACAGGTTCCGGATTAACCCTTCGGCTGACGCTGGTGGATGACTGGACGGCACGATACGTCGAGGATCCAAAGTTGAATATCAATCGCTGGGAAATCGAAGTGATCGACCGGGCATCAACCACCAAAGAGATCATGGGTAAAGCTTCCCGGATGACGATCGAGGTGGACGGCGTTGTTAAGGAAGATTTCAAGTCTCCCAAACGGGACAACCTGGAAGCAGCGTTCGGCGTGTGGCGATTCTTTTCGGAGGCGATCTAAAAAATGATCTCTACAACCTCACGGCTTGAAGGCGATGTACCGGATTACGAAGCGATCCTTTCCCGATTTGTCGCAACGACCGCTCCGCAAAAGATCAGGTCCCGGATGAAGGAAAAACTTCGTGAGCGAAAAACCGGACGGTTGTATTCAGAGCAAGGCGGAGAAGGATTTACTCGAGCGCACAGAGCGTCAGCAGAAGGTGAAGCTCCGGCAGGCAGAACGGGAGCGTTAGAAAGATCTTTGAAAATCGTACATCCCGGCACTTTGGAATCGGAGATCGTTTCGGCACTGGGTTATCCGGCGATCCTGGAAGACGAAATGAACCGGCCTTTGTGGGGAGCGTCCCGAGATGAAATGATCCCGATCCTTGAAAACGACTTGCTTCAGGCAATGACTCAATATGGCGGCACCGTTCACAAGTAAGCAGGCGAAAGAGGCTGCGAAAGACAAGATCAGGACCGCTGTAGGTGTTGGCCCAAAGCTCTATTCCTACAACTGCCTGGATTACAAAGTCGACAAGGATGGTAAACCCGATTTTGGCGATTGGCCCGCTCAGTTCACTTATGGAAACCAAAGCCAATACGTTCACGGCTGGACGATAAAAAGAGTCGATCTTGAGGCCGGTTTAAGAATGCCGGGCTGCCAGGACAAAAACTGGTTATTTGAACTTACAGGGCTTTACCTATTCCGGCCGGAACTTGTGGAAAGCTCTCCCGGGATCTGGACAAGCTCGGACGATGAATGGGACCAGATAGTTGACAACGTAGCCGATGAGATCAACAGCAACTCTTTGATCGAGATAAACGGAATTCCGGTGCAGCATTTCGGGGTCCAGTTCAAAACAACGGTTATGAGATGCGGACAGAAACTTATGCATTACGCCGGCGGGCATTGGGAACTTCAATTCACTACTTAAAATTATGAAAATCAAATTTACAGACGAACGCATACAGTCATATTCAAACGGCCCCTATCACTTCATAAACGACGGCGAGCCGATCGAGGTCAGCCCTGTTTTAGTTGATGATTTTCTGGCCGCCCGATTCCCCTTGGACGGAGTTATGGCTCCAACTTTCGAACTGGTCGAAGACACTGAGGAAGCGACTGAAAGCCAAAGCTCCGACGAGTCCGAGGAAGAAGAAACTGTCGAATCCCTAACAAAGAAATTCAGCCGCACCGAGCTCGAGCAAATGGCCATAGACGCCGGACTTGACGGCAACACCTACACAAACAAAGCGGAACTCGCGACCGCGATCATCGCAGCCAAACAGGAGAACTAAACATTCGGAAAGATCACATTCCGTTTAATTTTTGAAAGGGTTGAATAGCTCAGATCATCGAAACGGCCCTGAATTTCAACAAGAGTATGTTTAGAAGCGATAAGCGAACGAATTTCACGAACCCGAGCCGGCGTCAGTTTCCACTTACGCCGCTCGGCGTTGTCATAAAGTCCGTTTTCTCGCGCATGTTGAATATTCTGAAGATGGGTTACATATTCCAAGTTGTCGTTACGATTATTAAGTTTATTCCCGTCTATGTGATTGACTTGCTTGCCTGTTGGCAATTTGCCTTGGAAAGCTCGAATCACCAATCTGTGCAGGTAAAACTTTTTGTACGAAGGTCGTTTACCAAGACAGAAGCGAATGTAGCCTTTAGGACAAATACTCCCTTTCAGGATATTGCCGACGGGACGGTGCAGATAGCCCGTCAAACTTCGAAGTCGTCCGTGATTACTGACTTCGTAAGACCCTTCATATCCACAGACCGGCAGCCAAATTTCTTCGTCCATAACTTTAATTTTAACACTATTTTAGCCAAACAAGGAGCCTAACAAAATGCCGCCAACGCATCAATCGCAAATCGAAACAGCCATTTCCCGACTGCCGGAAACCGCCTACGGAACAGCTCGCTTAGCAGCTGCGGATTATCGCCGCATTCTGAGCGATGCTCAATCTGTCGGGGATTTCAACAAAGCGTTTGAAAACGACGCCAATTATGATGCCGGTTCGGACCTTGCCAACGACATGTGGGCGATCTCCAACGATACCGGATTATCACTGACGCCGGACTTCTGTTTTCAGGATGCTCCGTTCCTGTTCCATGACGCACTTGGCTCCACGACCAGCGGGGTGTTTTATGCCGGCACTTACCAGCATACGCAAGTCCCACAGTCGATGAACACTTCGCGACAGCTTCCGTCGCGGACGATCCTCAAAAAATACGGCGGCCTTGGTATTTACCTGTTCCGTTCGATGGTCTGTACCGGTTTGGTTGTGAGCGGCGGTAAAACCGGCCGTGTAAAGATGAACGCCACGTATAAAGGCGACGGCATGCAGCTGATCAATCCCGCCAGCTACGCCATTCCGGCGATCGTTGCCGATCGCGAATGGGGTTTTTCCGGACAGATCAATCCGTCTATCTGGCTTTCCAGCAGTGTTGGGACGCCGCAAGTGGAAACCGCTACCGTGGCCGGAGGCCCGGTCAGCACGGCAGGCACAGTGCTGTTTACGATCACATCTAATTATTTCTCCGCACCCGTGGTCGTGTCGGTAGACACGATTCTCACTAATACCGCACAAGACGTTGCAGGAGCCGCTCGAATCGCACTGCTTAAGAACGCTCAGATCTCTGCCCGGTTCATCGTTGGTGGTGTCACCACGGCGGTTAGCTTAACAGACCGGCAGGGACGAGCAGATGACGCAACATTGAACATTGCTATTTCCAACGGAACCTCAGCCGGTATCACCGCAGCTCCGACATCAGCCTCTACAACGCCCGGCGTAGCAGGTAACTATCAGGAATATGCATGCGACATCGAGACATGGCAGGTAACGCTCAATAATCCCGCGGCCGCTGACGGTTATAGAGCCTGTTCACCGTATCTAACTGCTGGCGTCCCGGAATCAGGATCGCTAAGAAGCGAATATCTGTGCGGCCAGCGTGAATTTATGTTCGAGTGGACATGTCGCCTAAATACAGGCGATAAGGCGTGGGACTGGATGAACTCCGGAACCAACCTCGGTTTGAACATTCCGATCGTTGGTAAGGAAACGACCGATCATAACTGCCGCATCACTCACGACAAGGCCCGTATTACGGAAGCAAAGCCGATCACAGGCATTGACGGCAACATGATCGGGATTTCCGGCAAAGCGTCTCTGATGGCCACAAGCGGAGCGATCGGACTGTCGGTTATAACACAAAACGGCACGGCGTCTTATACAACATAATCTTCGTTGCGTTGCGAAGAAAAAAGGCAGTGTGGGTACATACCGGTCCCGCACTGCCTTTCCCATTTGCACGTTCCCACAATTAAATATCTCGTTGCGGTAAATTCTTCCTACACTGTTCGAAGTAAAACATAGGAGACAAAAACCGGTATGCCCAAAAAACCAGACGAAACGACCACACTTCCCGAAGATCCCACAGTTAAAACAATCCAAGCAGATGACGACGACGAAATGGAAACTCCCGTATTGGATACGCCAGTTTTTTACGACGCCCGCAAGCCGCAGCGCATCGCATTAAAACTGACCAAGAACGGTATCGACTATCCGCTTCATCACTTGATCGAGCCGCTCACCGATGAACGATACTTTGCATTTCAACTCGAAATGGAAGAACGTTTGGGCAAGGGCGATGGCGTAAACACCGACATGATCTTCGGACCTAAGCATAGACTCTGGAAAGAGCTTGTGACCGGCCGCGAAGGGTATGTCGAGCGTGACGACTGGAAGGAGAAAACGCACTATACCGATGCGAATAAAGCGATCGACTATCTCATCTCGATTCTCTTGACCGACATAAAAAAAAGCAGCGAAGAAACCGACGGCGAATTGTTATTCGACGATGATGCTTTGACTACGATCCCGTTCAGCACCATGTATAACGGCATTAACATTCAAGGTATGTCGCATTCCTTCCGGCAGGAAACAAAGGCCGAAATGGACGCCTTTATGGCGATCGAGAACGGCGAAGCTAATCCCAATGAATTAGCGTCCGCAGAGAAGGTGTCAATGGCCGAAAGATATTGCCGTCTGGGCAGGAAAATGATTCGAGGCAATGTTGGTTATGAATCAGGATCGCCGATTCCAGCTTGGCACTTGGCGGGCACAACCCGGGCATTCTTCCTGAGGCAGTTAGGACGCATGGGAAAATCCTAAGAGCTGTCCAGCCGTACGCACGCTCAGAAGTCGCACAATTGTACGGCGGCAGCTCGGAAGCTCCAAGGATCTGTCCGGGGGAAAGCTCCTGTCAGGAATGGCAAGGAACGGCCGCTACCAGTCATGCCGATCGAGAACTAAAGGCGTGTCACCCTTGTCCAATGTTCGTTACAAAAACGGACGGCGGAAAAAAGAATCATCAATATTTAACAAGACTTGTTCGACGGGCCTTTTACATACGAAAGATGCAAAAGGCCGGTTATCCTGCCGATCTCTGGCGAATAACACCGGTTGAATACGAGACTATCCTAAAAATAGAATCCGCGATCGAGGAGGAAGAGATCACCTTAAAGTCTAAAACGTCGGATCTTTTATTGGCTTATTTTAAGGCGATCGCTGGACGGTGAAACAGGTCAAGGGTTATATCTCGGGGGAAAAATAATGGTGAGAAAAATGATTCAATATATTTTAAAACGCATTTACAATTGGCTGTTCCGCGAAGCTGCTCGGGAAGCTTTTATTGAAGATCTGCAAAACGATGGCTCGTTTTCTACACGACTCGAGCGGACGCTAAGAGATCGTTGACACGATCCTTCGTCTGGGTTTCTAGTTGCTCAACTGTCTGATTCGTGTTTTCAAGCATGACATCGAATCGGAGATAGTCTTTCTCGCCAAAGGCATTCTCAACGCGAAGTTCGCACTGACAAGAAATTGTTTTCTCGAAGATCGTGGCGATCTTAATGGTCCAAAGTGGTGGTTGCATATGACTGTTTAGCTTAACTAAACCATACACGAAATAGGTTTAAATGGAAAAGGCAGCTCAACGGCCGCCTTTTTCTTGTGTTATTTGGGTGTGCTTGATTGATATGGAGTCGGTTTGAAGTTTGCCGGTACTGATGCACCGGGCGGCCCTGTCGAACACATAACACATGCGAAAATAATGATTGCAAATGGAACCACGATGAACAGGATTCCAAACAAAGATACGGTTTGGTGGGCCATTTGCTGAGATGTGGGGCGTTCGTCTTTCACGGATGTAGTTTTTTTATTTCTGCTTTTTCTGTTCGGCTTCGATTTGCTTGAGGGCGAGATCGAGGTAGGGCGGGACTTTCATCGTACCAGCCTCCCAACGATTGACGGTATTCCGCGTCACTCCGAGTTTGTCGGCCAATTCTTGCTGAGTAAGTTCCAAGGCCTTTCTTTGTGCTCGTAAAGTATCACCTTCCATCTCTGATTACCATACCATATATTTTTATATTATGCTACTTTTCGTTACTTTTTACTTGACACGAAATGTAACGTATCGTAACATAATAAATAAGCCGATCAAAGCGCCAACTTCGACCGGCTCGATATCTAAAAACCACCGTTCAAAGGAGATTTTTAAGACATGATCAGCATACCAGAATATCGGTTCAATCGTCCACAGCGCACCCGTAAACCAGTAATTCTTCACGAAAGGCTCGTCCGGCTCAATAAGGAATTGATGCAGGAACGGACAAAGAGCTTTGATGATTTATACGCAATCCGTCAAGGTCTGCGTATTCATTGTTGTGTTATGCGCGACGAGGATAACAAGTTCTTTGCCGCCGCCAAAGTGGCTAATAAAGCGTTTCGTGTACAGGGCGGCAGCCCAAGCGGGGCGTTTATCATGTTGACGATAGTTCTTAATATTCATTTAGTCACACTACCGTCAGTCGAACGAGAAAAGATACTCAACAATTCACAGGTGGCCATGGCCGCTTAATGACAATCCGCTCACTCGGCGGAGGCTATAAAAGGGAGAGGAGAAATAAAAATATGCCAAGAAGAACAGGCGCGTTCAAGTCGGACCGCGAATATCAAGAACATCTCGAAAGAGAACGGATGGCCGCCAGTAAGCACGCGGCCGAAGAATTCCTAACCAAGCTTATGATGCATCATCCGGACGACGAGTGGCTTTTAGAAGGACTTGTCCTCCTGACAGATCTGTTAAGCCGTCCAAATAATGTAGCAGAGATCCAAGATCTAGCCTCGGAGTTACAGGATAGAGTTTGGAAATTCACCTATCACCGCGACGATGCTTTCCGCACATTTGTAGCCGATGTGAAACGCCGTGAGGCTTGGCTACCGAGGGTTGTATGAAACAAAAAGACGAAGAACTAAGCCAATTGGCCACGATTATCGCCGAGATAAACGAACGCGGCGGTTCATTAACAGCAGCTTTTGTTGAGCTCCGCAAGGACGAACTGATAGAGATGCTGCCGGACTTGAAAGCATTAAATGATAGTCAAAAAGGTGTACTGGACGCATTGAAGGAAATTCAACAAAAGGAAGTAAAAATAGCGGAGGACTGATTGTGTGAAATTATATTCATCACTGGAATTAAGCAGTATTCTGGGGCTGGATCGCTCAGGAGCTCGCAGATATATTCGTCGCCTTGGAATTGAACCCGTGTGTAAAAGGGTTACACCTGCCTCTCGTGGGGCAGCTTTGGACCATTATTCTGAAGAGCAAAAAGACGCGATCTGTCGAAGCAGGCTGGATGCAGGGTACATCTTGGGCTTGGGGGATGGAAGCAGGAATGGAGCTTTACCTAAAGGCCAGGGTATTGAGAAGGGATCTTTTTATATCATACAACTTATACCGGAGTATAATGAGCATCGTGTTAAATTAGGATGGGCTACATGGGTTAAAAAACGATTGGGAGACCATCGTACCGCAGCTCCAACCGCGACGCTGGTTAAGTATTATCCCTGTCATCAATCTTGGGAAAGAGCCGCAATCGATGCTATTACTCGTATTGGGTGTGTCCGGATTGGTCAGGAGTCGTTCGATTGTGACAACCTTGAAAATTTGGTTATTCGAGCTGATGTATGGTTTGCCTTGATGCCCGGAAGTGACACAATAAAATCAGGAGATGTTTAGGAATTATGAACACAACACGATCTATTACCGAAAAAGCTCTCATTGCCCGCATTAACCGCAAACTTAAGCCAGATGGCCAAATCCTTAAAAAGACGCGCGGCGAAAGAGCCATCCTTGATCTAGGGTATTTCTATGTTATAGATATTTACCAAAACATCAGTCTCTGGACGAGGGTTGATATTGAGGCATTCGGTAAAGAGTTGGGCGTTATGAAGGATTATGAAACCGTTGAGTAAGTGGCGGTGTTAAGTTGTTTGATAAAGTAAAAGGGCCGGACATTAGAGAGTCCTGTTAGCCTCTCACCTTATCCAGCCCTCTCGAAAGGTTGCTCGAATAACTCTTCGAACGCAATCTTCTGGCAATTCGAATGTAGCGCCATATATAAGGACTTGTCAAGAAAGCAAGAGGAGTGCCCGTGACAGGATTCGAACCTGCAACCTATCACTTCGCCAGAAGATTGCTCTATCCGTTGAGCTACACGGGCAGATTATTCTAGCATGTTGAAAGAAAAACCGAGAGTTCATCAATTCAGTCTTCCAATCCGGCTGGTTTTGGGCTATTATGACGGCATGAAAAAAATGATACTTGCATCCGGAATTATCATGCTTATTGTAGGCTTTTGGATAGCTGGTTTGGCAGTTATGTGGCAGGATGATAACGCGAGGCTGGGAATGAAAGCCTTTGGTAGTAAAGTGCTTGGATTTAATTTTGATTTAGAAGCGGAGTACGGGCGACCAACGGTGCACCCTGAGGATACTCTTTATCTTCGACCCACGATCGGCATGTCCTTAGGAGATTTTGACAGGCTTTGCCCCAAAACAAAGGAATGGACCCGCCAAGATAACTTCCGGGAATATAAATCCGCTCGCAGCAATATAATCACAGTGGTAAACGGCTGGACTGAAGACCGTTCTAAAAAAGATTGTGACGGAACGTTCACGTTTGTGGATTACCACCTTGATTCGATCTCGCGCTAGCAATTCACCAACCACAATAAATCACTAAGAAAGGTTCTAATCGTATGGTTAGAACCTTTTTTTTATGGCAGACGGCAGCAGCACTCGCAAAATCAGTTTAGTGATCGAAGGCATTTTTAATGCCGGCGGTCCCACGAGCAGTCCGAAAAACTGGCTTACCGACATTCAAAAACAGACTGATAAAGCCTCTAAAGAATCCTTAGAATATGCCGTTCGGAATACCAAAGCGAAAACCAAAGCGGAAGAAGACGAGGCGAAGAAGCGCGCAAAAATTGCCGATGAAGAGCAGAAGCACCAAGCCAAAGTCGATAAAGAGTCTCTCGAATATGCCGTTAGAAACGTAAAAGCCAAAACTAAAGCCAAAACAGACGAGAATAAAAAACTCGAAAATCAACTGGCGACCGATCTAAAGAAGACTCAAAGACTCCACGAGCAGACTGATCAAGTCATTGAAAACTCTGCCAAGAAATTGGCCGATGTTCGCATTCGCGAGGCCAAGAGAGCCGCAAAGGAATTCGCCAATTCGCTAAACCAACCGCCCGGAGGCGGTGGACCAGGCGGCGGAGGTTCCAGTGGTGGTGGCGACTTTGGCAGCGTCATGGGCTCCGTCTTTGGCGGAACATTTCTTGGCGTTCTCGCAGGCGGCGGTGCTCTGGGTGCGATCAGTGCCACTATCGGGTTGGTTACATCCCTCGCTAATGAGGTTAAAGATTTAGGTATAGAGTCAGTCAAACTCGCCGGCGACTTCGAGGTCACAGTGAATTCCATGCGGGTGTTCACCGGAAGCACCTCTGCCGCCAAGGCCGAACTTGCCGACATGGATAAGCTGGCGCGCAATACGCCGGGCTTGCGCATGGCCGATGCCGAAGCAGGAGCTTTACGTCTGCGTGCGTTGGGATTTGAGGCCAAGGTGGCCCAAGACTTTGTTGTTGGTCTTGCTAAACATAAATTGCTGTCCGGTTCCGATGAAATGGCCATGCAGCGGGTTTTAGTCAACCTGACGCAACTTTCCACGGGATCGCCGCGAATGTCGCAGGACATTAAAGAAATGATCCTGAGCATGCCGACGCTGCGCAATGCCATGATCGACACGTTCGGCACGATCGAAAAATTCAAAGCCGAGCTCCAGCAAGATCCTGATGCTGCATTAAAGAAATTTGCAGCAGGCCTGAAAAATACCGAAACAGCTTCAGCGGGCCTTAATGACGGGGTTGGCAAGCTGCTGGATTCGTTGATCGATGCCGGACGGCAATTTGGTGAACCGCTTCTCGATCCGCTTACGAGCGATGTTAAGGATCTCACTCAGTTTGTCTACGACAACCGTGATGCGTGGAAAAATTGGGGCCAAGGCGTTGCCGATGCGGTGCAAGGAGCATCGGATGTTGTTCGCGGGGCCAAGGCTCTGTCTCATTTCCTAGGACTGGACATTCCTGACGAAGATGCTGGCATTCTCCGACGAGGATTGCGTGAAGGCGGACGGATGGGTGTTAGAACGGCCGTTGGCATTGGCACGTCCGGACTATCTGAGGCGTATTTCGGCCTACAAAACCTAGGCGAAACAGAACGGAAGAAACAGGAAGAAAAGAAATTGGCGGAGTCGTTTTCAAAGGAATCGGAAATCCGCCGACAGCTTGGCTTATCAGATAGCTTTGTAGGGCCTGTTTCGGAAGACATGATCAAAGAAAGGGCTGCTGCAGAGCTGACCCGAACGCGAACAGAAGCAGCGGACGCGGAACTTAAACGACTGCGCGAAGTAGAATTTTCACCGTCTTATCGGGACAAAAACCTTCAGTTTTTGAATGACGCTTTTGCATTGGAACAGGCACAAAGGGATAGTCATTTACGCTTTACGCTGCAGCAGGAGCTGGACTTTCAAAGTCAATCGTCAAATGCAAGGCGAAACAATATCCAGCAGCAGATATTACTGCAGAAATCTTATTTCGATCGACAGCTTCAGCTTGCCGACGATGATAAGGATAAGATCGAAGCCATTGAGATCGACAAAGCAAAGGTTTTATCCGGCTTAAACCGAGAGCTGTATGAAAATGAATTCAAAGCTCACAAGCAGCGTCTCGAACTCGAAAAGCAGATCGCCGACCAAAAACGGAAAGCTCTTATCGATCTTAAGGCGTTGCAGATCACAGGGCTTTCGTCCGGCCGTGAGAGCCAGTTATTTGATATAAATCGCCAATTAGGCAAGGAAGTTGGCGGCGCTGAGTCTCAGTTTCAAAAACTGATCGACGTTACGAATAGTTCGTATCAAAAGATCGCGCAGCTAACACGAGACAGCTATGCAGAACAGTTAAAGGACCAAAGTTTAACGGCAGAACAGCGAACAAATCTGGAATTTAAACTGCAGTTGGACCTTCAGCAATTGGCCGAGCAGAATCGCCGTGCGTTGATAGAGATCGACGACCGTAAAACTCAACGGATCCTTGAAAACCTTAGACGGCAACGTGAAGAGGCCTCGGCAAACTATAAATATCTGTCGGAAAGGGCATCTTCGTTTTCAACGCAATTCTTTAACCCTGAGACCTTTAGTTCGCAATCGCTTTCTGGATACAAAACTAATGTCCTGAAAAATCAGGATCATGAATTTTGGTCGGTCGATACGGAATTGAGGGATCAGTCGATAAAATCCAGTGCCGCGGCCGACTTGTATGCCCAACAATTAAAATCACCCGATATCTCACAGGCCGCCTTGAATGCATTAAGTGATGCTTATTTCAATGCGGCAAACCGGGTAGCAACGTTAAAAGAAAGGTTTAACGAACTCGTAGAAGATACACCTAAAGGATACTACGAGTTTGCTCGGCTGGCTGACACAATCAGCACCAAAAATGTCGGTGCTTTTGATGAGCTCTCGACAGCCATTCTCAAGCATCGCCAAAATCTTAACAGCGCGGACGTCGACAGCGAGATCGATTATTGGGAGACTCAAATTAAGCTCGCCCAAGTCGCTACTAACGGTCAAAAGGATGCCGAAAAAGAACGAGAAGCAATCTTTCAGCGTAATCAGGCCAGACGCAAAAAAGAGAAACTAGATCTCGATCAATTAGCGGAATCAACAGATCAGTACGCCAATTCCCTTAAAGGTTTGGCGGAAAAACTGCGTAACCTGCACACGGACGACAAAACTCAAGCCGGAACATTGTATGGCGTCCGTCAACAAATTCTCAAAGAGCAGATCGCTCTGGCTGAAGAAAATATCAGTTTGGAGGAGCGTATCGGCCGAGTCGGTGAAGATTCTGCAGATCGTTATCGTAATGCGTGGTTGAAAGCGACGTTAGAAGTTCGAGACGCGCGAATACAGGCCAACGAAGACATAATTAAATCCAATGTTCGTCTGGACGATGCGACCAAGGTCCACGGCGTTCAGGTCAAAGCCTCTTTCCTGCGTCATTTGGAAGACCAAAAAACCGCCACGCAGGCAACCAGCGACCTGCTGACCGGATTGTATGATAAAGCGGCTGAGGGACTGGATAAACTATTCGATAAAGGCAAAGTTGGAAAGATCCCTGTTATTGGCGACTATTTAAAAGCCATGGCCCGGACGCAGCTTACCCAAACTGCGCGGCGTTTTGCTGACTTCCTGCCTGATGATCTCAAAGCTGTCATTACCGATCCCAAAACCGGCAATCCATTGCTCGACGAGAATATCAAGCAGTCAACCTATCTCAAGGAAATTAACGATAAGTTAGGCGGAGCGGCAATCCCCGGAGTGAGCGACGGAGCTAAAGGCGGATCGATCGTCACGACTGTCTTAAACAAAGTCTTCGATATCGGTCCGGGCGGAACTGCTCCGTGGAATCCAAATGCGGATCGCAGCGTGGTTCCGCCGACTGGTACCATCGACGCGGACGGCAATTTTGTGGTTAACGGAAATGAAGATGTCGTTGACGATGTAGATCCGTTTGATACCGGATCAGGCGGTAAGGTATCCAACGTACTCGGCAACATATTTGGCGATCTGTTTACCAATGTCGTAAATCGCGAAGGACCGGCATCGACAAGCCAAAATCCTGTTATTGCAGAAGCCAAAGCACATACCGCCTTACTCAAACTAATTGCTAAGAATACAAGTGCCTTACCGAAAGGTTACAAACCGAATGGCGGAACGCTTCCCGGTGTTTGGGATAAATTTTTTGGCGGTGGCGGGGCTGTTCCTTTAGGTGGCGACGACGAAGACTCTGCCAGCGGTGGACGCGGCAATCTTCTGAGTGATTTGATTGGCGGCGGCGATATGGATTCGGCTGAGCCTGATGAGCGTTCCGGTGCGGCGACGGGATCTGGCGGCGGTGGCTTTGGCGGTTTGAAGGGCCTTAAATCAATGTTTGGCCCGCGCAAGAACATTCTCACAGGAAAGGACTCGAAAGCTGCCGGAATTATGGGCGGCGTCGGTGGATTGATGGGAATGGCTGGCGGCCTGATCGGCGGACGCGCGGGCGGCGTTCTTTCTATGGCCGGAACCGGAATGCAGATCGGTTCAATGTTCGGTCCTTGGGGAGCTGCGATCGGTGCCGGTGTCGGAGCTATTGTCGGCTGGTTTACTGGCAAAGACGATGCCATTAAGAAGCTTAAAGAGGCGGCGATATCCGACTTCGGCATAACAGTCAAAGACAAAAAAGTCCTTGAGTCTCTGAAGAACCTTGGTGAAGGAATGTTCGGCAAAGGTCAGGTTGGCCCGAACGCTCACGCTGTCGTTAAGTCCGAAGACGGCATGAACATCCTTCGAGCTTACGCCGAACAAAGCGGTCAGTCAGGCCTGAAGATCGACCGGCTTAACTACGGAGACCCAAATTGGCAAGGAAATAATTTCCGCTCGGGTTTTGGCGGTTTCAGGGAAAAAGGTGGACCAGTAGAAGCCGGAAAAGCATATGTTGTCGGAGAGAAGAAAGCAGAGCTATTCATCCCAGATGTTCCCGGCCGGATCTTACCGGAAGTTCCTGCAGACTTCGGCAAACCTCGGACAAGAAGAAGCAGCGTTATCGCCGGTTATGCTGATTTAATCGATGACAGTCGCTACGAAGTCGCTACAGCCGCACGCCGCAGCGAACCTGTATCGACAGAAATGTTAAAAACGGCGGCAGCGGCAGGCAGCTCTACTAGATCCACAACCGAAATGGATCCTCGGATCATAGAAATGGTCGCCGGGTTTATGCGGTCGATGGATGATGTCGCTGCAGCTGTCAGCAACTTGCGTGGCATTCCGAAGGGACAGCTTGTCCAACAAGGTTTGGAAGAAAATCCTTCCGTCGCATTGGATGCTGTTGAACACACACTGGACAATGACGGCACTCGGGCGACGAAATTGTTCAAGCTGACAGGGCTTTAAGCTGCAAAACCGCTCACCACAATAAACCTCTAAAAACCTGTTTAATTAGTCATTATGCCTGCAACCATTGGAGGATTTGAGTTGTTCGCCTTGCCTTGTTCGCGTGAATCGACGGAAGATGTCGAGTACGCGACCTTTCGCAATCCGATCGGGCACGACGGTTTTCGATCTAAAAAACGCTACGGTGCCGATACCGGCCGCCGCGATTTCTTCATTCCTCACGACGGATTGGCGGGAGGCGGCAATGCTGCCACGATCACTGTCAATGGCGCAGCGATGAATCAGGCGACGTATATTCGTGATCTGTTTCGTCGAAAGGAAGACGACGGTACTCCGTTTGTTATCCAGTCGCTCGAAAACAACCAGTATTATCTTGTCGAGTTTGCTGAAAGTAAACAAACGCTCACAAAAAAACTCGCTGCCCGTTATGCCACCCAGATCAATCTGACGCAAGTTCGCATACCTAATGTCTCCGTATTCCAAATGAGTCAGGTGCCTTACGTTTGGGGCCGGTATAAAGGCGACAACTTTCCCGAGATCGGTCTCGGAGTATTTCAAGCTCAAGACCTAAGCGGTAACAACCGACCTCTTACCCCGAACGGCAATATAGACAATTCCGGCGCCATGAAAGCCGGAAAAAAAACATTCAAGTTTAATGTCGGCGGGACCAATAACGGATTTTTGAACACAACCCTCGACCCGACGATCTATGAGGCGTTTTTTGTTATCAAGATCAATGAAGCATCCTTCTCTAACTTTGCCGGGATTTGGGCGTCAGATATCGCGGCGGGCTCGGGCGGTTTGGCCGCACTGGTCGGAAATCAGGCAAGTACAAAGTTCTATGACTTTACCTTTGGCTCCGGTTACGAGTTTAGAACGAACGGAATCCTAAAAGCCGAAGACGATCAGCAGGCCCCGATGAATGAATGGGCAGTGCTTCACTGGCGGCGGGATGTTGGTATCACGCTAAACAATATGCAGGTCGGCAAGGACCGTGCGTACACAGACCGTTACGGCGAAATGGAAATCGGCGAAATGGTGTTTTTGAGTGGATTAAATCCCTTGTCTTACTCAAAAGAAATTTCCGAACATCTTCAAACTGATTGGCAGATATAAAATGGTGATGGACCCAAAATTAGTATTGCTCCTTGCCGACCTGCAGGCCGGTAAGGCTATCTATTCTGCCGAATATCTGAGGATCGATTGGGCGACTGGCTCGAAGTATTACGGTACGTCGGCATACGGCAGCGTCTCACCGTTTCGCAACATCAAGAAATACACAAACGGCAACATAATTGAGCCTCGTATCATGGGCAAGCCGTTCCAGAATTTCGAGATCAACGGCGACATTAAGACGGAGAACATTCCGATCACCTTTGACGATTCGGAAATGACAGGCTTTACAGAAGCCGGCTGGATGAAGTCAACGTTCGACACATACGGCACAGCTTATTGCCAGCTGTTCATATATTATCCGCAGTACGACTACCACAAAACGGAATGGTTCGGCCAGGTGTTAAAACCTACGGAAGATTCGCGTTTCGTTATCAAAACGATGCTGACGAACGGCTATCGTTCGCGCGAGCGGTTTATCCCGAATCGAGCAACTCTTGAGGAATGCAGCGGTCCTTATGGCAGTACGCTGGACACGCTGGACAAAGTGGCAACGAATATATGCCCGTCCGATATACATTTGAAAGACGGCACGATCGGCAATCCCGGCTTCAAATCGTGTCCGCAAGACCCTGCGGGATGCCTGGCTCGTCTTGGTACATCGAAGTATTATCCGGGACTTAAGTTAAGAGACATTCCGCCTATTCCGACAGGATCTCATCCGGGCGAAACCTCGATCTCGAAACCCAACACGCTTATCAGGTCAAAACCTAATCCATGGATATTTGGAACCGTTCATCTTCGCAATCCCGACATCCTGATCTCGCGCCGGAACCCGAACACACAACACCCAGAAGATGCTTGGATCGAAGTTGTGTATCGCATCGGCGAAGCTGTGCAGTCGATATCCAATCTCAAGATAAACGGCAAAATACAACAAAATCAGCATTGGACAACCCGACTCGGGCAACGCGGGCAACCGGGATTTCCTTTTGACGGAGCGCGTACTCAAACGGCATCGGGAACGGCGACTTTGATGGTTCGCTATGGCTATGTTGACCCCAACGTGGTTGCATCCTCGCTCGAAATGGAGTGCGATATTGTCGGTTATAACGAAGTTGCCGTATGGACGGACACGAGCACATTTACACGCAAATTTTCGGACGACCGCCTTTGGTGTTTGATCGAAATGTACACAAACCAGAAAGCCGGTTTGAAATACGAATCAGGCAGGTTCTGGATCGACAAGGCTTTAATCGCTTCTGAATGGACACGGAAATCGACGACCTTTACATTCACCGCACCGGACGGCGAAACACGAGTCGCAAGCGGTCGCAGAACGACATTGGACGCGATCTGCCCGGGCAAGGCGGCTATTGATGTCATTCAGGAAGTTTGCAACACCGGCCGTTTGAGCGTTCCATTTCAAGAAGACGGCAAATATTCGATAGTTCCGTTCCGGGTGTTCACCGAGGAAGAGCTGGATGAGGCTATTGTGTTTTCAGATCACGGCCCTAACGAAAATCTGATCCCGTTCGACATGGATTCTGTCCGGTTTACGTTCACGCCGGACGATAAGCTGCCAAATGAACTGTCGGTAACGTTCAACGAGCAGCGCAACTTTGATATTCCGCGCACGATCGTCGGCAACGACCGCGACCAGCAGTATAAGGCAAGCAAGATACTTGGCGACGATGCGTTCTCAGTCGTTCCAAAGGAAATGACTGCGTTCGGCGTTCGTTCGGAGCAGGAAGCTCTGAAAATTCTTTACTACTGGCTGTGGTACGGCGAAGGCGAAACAGGCGGCACGAAGAATAACTGCTTCGTAACGCTGCGCTGCCCGGTCGAGTGGACTCATGCTCTGCCGCGTTACATGCCATTTCGCTTGAGCCTGGAATCGCAAACAATACCGACTGGGCCGACAGGAGCTTCTCAGATCGAAACAGCGACGGCGGCAGGGACGGCTTCGAGCTCGGGAAATATTACCGTCACGGTCACGGCTGCCGAAATGGAAGGTGGTCCGGATGTCGCTGTCACCGTACCGATCCTTAGCGGTGACACTCCAGCGGTCTGGGCAAAGAAAGTAGTTACGGAGCTTCGAGCGAACGGGCCGATAAACCGCTTCTTCTTCGTCAGATCAAACGGCGCGGCGATAATCCTTACAAAACGCTTCCATGCCGCAAACGATGGCACGATGAATATTGCGATCGCGGCCGGCACGACAGGAATCACACCGGCCGCGAGCTCGGCAAACACGCTGTCAGGCGTTGCCGATGCGTCGTTCGAGTGGTTCCGGTGCATGAACATCAAAAAGATCGATCAGGAGATCGCAGAGGTTTACGGCGTGGCGTATAACCGCGAGTCTTACGAGGCCTTTGAAGTGGAATCTGTAGATCCGCCGACGCCGGGATTTTGCACTTTAGATGCCGATTGCCCTGACGGCTATGTCTGTCGCGATGGCGTGTGCGTTCCTGAAGGTCCGGGGCCGATATGCCCTGCCGGCCCGGCAATCGTCACTTACAACGCAGCAACCGGCTCATTTGAGGCGGCCGTTCCGCCTTGTTAATAATTTATGGCCAATCCATTCTTCAACGGTTTCGATGTTGTCCGCATTGACGCGGACGGCGTTATTATTCCGATGCCTGCTGCAACGCTGGACATAAACAGCGGAACACTAGGCACTGTTACGACAGATGAATATGGAAATATCGCGGCCGCTGAATTACCCGGAACGGCTGTCGGTGATGTAGTTGAATTTATACTAAGCGGCTATCCAAACAGTTTTTTTCGAACGGTCGCGAATACGGAAAATGAAACATTTGCGTTAAAAGAGAATTACGCCTGCACGTTTGTCGTTGAAAATCTCGCACCGGCCCGCGAACCCGTAGCCGCTGAAATTATTGTGCGCGATATGGACGATCCCAACAGCCGTGATATTCGTTTGGGTTATGCTCCGATGAACGCGACGACCTCTTTTAAGCACGAAAATTTATCACCCAGAAATTTCCGATCTTTCACAAACTACGTTACAGAGACAATGGAGCGGCAGCATCTGATTTACGAAGATGCTCAGTATCACGACTTAGCGGCCGCTTCCAGTATCGCCGGCGTTACGGGTGCATTTGTTACCAGCGTGGCATTGTCCATGCCGTCGATATTCAGTGTTTCCGGTTCACCTGTTACAAGCACGGGAACACTGACGGCCACGCTCGCAACCCAAACAGCTAATCGGGTCTTTGCGGGCCCGACAAGCGGCGGAGCAGCGACTCCGGCGTTCAGAACGCTTGTAGTTGCCGATATGCCGTCGCTCGCCAGCGGCTGGACCGGTGTTTTGCCGGTCGCTAACGGCGGCACAGGTATCTCGAGTCTCGGGTCCGGCGTTGCCACATGGCTTGGAACGCCGACGAGTGCCAATCTTCGCACGATGGTCAATACGGCAGGATCTGTAACGGGAACCGCGGGCTCGCTCGTATTTTCAACTGCTCCGACGTTTACCACGAGCATTGATTTCAGTGCGGACACGGGCATTTACAAGATAAATGGCGTCAACGTGGTTCGGATGAAGGGCAGTAATAACTATTATTTCGGGCCGGGCGGATCGCCAAACGCGGGCAATAACAATCTTGTAATGGGAACCGGCGGCGGCGGCATGACCAGCTCTGCGACTTCGAATGTTTTTGTCGGCTTTCTCGCTGGAAACAGTGTCACTGATGGTTCAGACAATCTCTTTCTCGGTATCTATGCCGGATGGAACGTTACGACCGGCAGCAGTAATACTTTTTTCGGATCTTCGGCGGGTGGCAGCGTCAACACAGCCAATTTTAATGCCGCATTTGGCCGCGAATCTCTACAGCAAAATCAGAAGAGTTATTACAACACGGCAATGGGTTACAGAGCCGGCAACTCGCTTACAAACTCTTCAACTATTGATGGGTTGAATGTCTTTGTTGGGGCTTTGTGCAGTAATAGCGGCGTCACAACAGGCGTCAAAAATACATTCATCGGAGCTCAAATCAATGCAGGCTCGAACGTCTCGAATCACATCATTATCGGCGACGGCGACGGAACGCACCGCCTCGTCGTAAATAGTTCCGGCAACGTTGGTATCGGCACACCGTTGACAGGCAGTATTCCGATAGCCGCGCGTTTGCATGTTGCCAGTACGACAGCGCCTCAATACAGGCTCGGCTACGACGTTAATAATTATTTGGATATCAGTATCAGCAACGCTGGTGCTGTAACGCTGGATGCTGTCGGATCAAGTGCGGGTTTTACGTTTTCAGATAAGGTGTCGTTTCCGGGCGGAGCGAGATTCGCGGGTTATACATCGTCGGTGAATGCGCCGTCGACAACGGAGTTGCCAAACGATAAGGATTTCTGTATCCACGAAGAAACTGATGTTCCGAATTTTTGGTTTGCATTTAACCGCGGCGGGACCATCTACAAAGTGCCACTGACCTAACATTAAATTTTCGAGTTCGGCGATAATGGGAGATATCATGATTGAGAAATTTCAAGAGAAGTTGGACGACGGGCGTATTACGCTCGAATTTGGCGAAGTCGGTATTATCGTTATTGAACGGGGGTTCAGGGAAAAGGATGGAGTACCGGTAATGACGCCGACGCAGGAAGTCAGCTCGTCGCAGATCCAGGACCTTATCGCTGACAATGAGAGGCAAATGGCTCCGTACTTACAGCGTCAGACCGATCTCGCCGACATCAAAACCGCCGTCGAAGCAAAAGAGGCCGAACGTGAAGCACTGATAGAGGAGAATCAGAAATGAAAACAGAATTAAAAGACCTCGTGAAATGCTCGTCGCAGCCGCCGTCTAAAGATAATCCGCTAGGCATTACAGGACCACTCGAACGTCTGGGCAACATCGATCTGCCTGTTAAGACAGGTTTTCGATTCGCGGAACTGATGGACGCGATTGATAAGCAGTTGGGGTATTTTTTGAAAATCCGGCTCGATCTCTACAAAAAGCACGGCGATCACGATGAGGAAAATGACAGCTACACTCTTACGACGCCGGAACAGCAGGAAGCGTTTCAGAAAGAATACGACGAGCTGCTATGCAAAGAGATCGAATTGCCGGGACAGAAGTTCAAAATGAGTGATTTTTTCACAACCTCGCGCGTGAAGCCAAACGACATCCGCACATTAAAATGGCTGATTGACTTCGGCGTCACGCCGTCCGCAGTTGAGTTAAAAGAAGTGAAGAAAGATATCAGCGACGACATCTTGGAACTCGGCGAACCGGAATCGCAAGCCGCCTCCGCATAACATATTTGCGATATCACAAAAGGAAAAAGGACGCTCCGTCAAAAGCGTCCTTTTTTGGTTTTACTGGCGAGGTTTTTTGCGTAGCAGAAATTCCCGGTAGATAAGCGGGCGGTGAGGTCAATTTAAGCCTTCTGGAAATAGCAGATCAGTGGCTTTTACGCCGGGATCACTCTCGTCGCTGCCGTCGTTACGTGGAATGTTCGTGTAATCGATAATGCCGAGACTTCTTAGTCCACTCACATAATTACGAAATCCGCCTCCCTGTGTACTCATTTCTGTTCGCTCGGCGAGAGCTTCACGGCTGACCGGATGCGGATACTGTTCGATGACTAACTCGATCATCTGGATCTGCTTGTGAGCTTTGATCTGAGACTTCCATGCGTTGTGAAGGTCGGTAACGGAATTGATCACTACGGTTGATCGAGCTAACTTGCGACCCGCATACGTTAAAGACAATCGTTCGCCAGAAACATAATCCACCAATCCCGAAGCTCTCATTGAGCTGACATAATTTCGAAATCCACCACCTTTCGCTCTCATGCTTGCAAATGTCGCAATAATGGAACGTTCAACACAGTCACGTCCTAAGTTTTCAAACGTGAGAAGCGTATCCAACATCGTTTGCTGCTTGGCACTGAGCTTCAATGTATCGCCGTTAGTCATATTCTCGGCGGTTTTGTGAGGAACCGGTTTGTTGGTAATCGACTCTGTTTGTGCGGCCATTTCAAACGATTTTCCCCAAGACGGAGCCTCAGTTGTTACGATTCGTCCAGGTATCGCCGCCTCGCGCGATGACATGGGTTTCGGGATCACCGATCCCGACAGGTTCTTTGCGGCCGAAACTCGATTGAGAGCGTCGATCAACTCTGCAGTTGTCTGTTGTAATTGCCTCGTGC